GCAATCAGCGCCCGCTTCACACCTCGACGACTAGGTCTTCGACGATCGGTGGAACGAATACATCGTTCACCGCATCATAGATGCAACCGATACCAGCATAGATAGCACGGAAGTTTGCATTGTACGAAGTCTGTCGCCATTCACCTGCTAGTCCAAGTGATGCGATGAACGCTTGACCTACGGCTTCTGATGCAGGAAAGTCACCACCACCGCAATCGTCGTTGGATACGACGATTACCGCAGTGACTACCCCATTCTCAACCTTTGCGAAGTGAGCCATAGTTAGACCTTCCACCTAACATAAACAACACCGCCAGAGCCATTGCCACCTGACTTATCTCCGCCAGAACTGTACCCAGCACCGCCACCACCCGAACCTGTGTTTGCTGTTGCGTTTCCACCATTAGCGTCACCCGATGCGCCAGCACCACCAACAGATGAACCGCCAGCACCACCGCTTCCACTAACACGACCACCACCACCGCCACCAGCGACGAATGATGACGAGCCGCCGATAAACAAACTTATGTCGTATCCTGTGCCGCCTGCACCACCAACCGAACCAGAGCCGTTACCGCCAACGCCACCTGCACCGCCGCCACCGCCAGCACCGTTGCTTGGACCACGACTATTCACGCCTGTGCCACCGTTGTTGCCTTGCGTTGGAATACCGACACCAAAGAATCCGCTTTGCTCTATTCCTCCACCAGCACCAGAACCACCCATACCAGAACCTCTTGGGTTGCTTGCGTTTATGCCACCACCAGCCGCCGCAACACCAACCGAACCAACCGAAGAACCGATGTAGGAACTCGTACCGTTAGTGCCTGCGAAGCCAGTGCCGCCAACGATGCCTGCGCCACCAGCACCTACCTGCACGGTTTGATTACTGCTCAAATAAATCGTGGATACTTGCACACCACCAGCACCACCGCCAGGTGCATTGAAATCATTGTTGTTTGTTGAGCCGCCAGAACCGCCACCAGCAACAAGAAGAACATCGAATAAACCAGCCTTCGTCACCGTCAAAGTACCTGTTGCTGTGAAGGTCAACAATGTGTACGAGATTCCTGAGACAGTGATTGTGGCTGTTGATGCGCCACCTGTGCCTGAACCGTATCCGGTGGAGACGTCGACCCATGCGGTGCCGTTGTAGACCTGAAGTCCGGTGGCTGTTGAGTAGGCGGTCATGCCGATTTCGGGTGTGGGTAGGGCTGAGGCTCGTGCGGCTGTTCCTGCGAACACCATGACGGCCTGATCCATCAAGTAATTTTGCACGTTGCTCGAAGTCAGGACTTCTCCTGATGCGAAGGTGCGGAAGCCGGAACCCATGACGTTAGATACTAACCCAGGCGGTGCCGTTGTAGACCTGCATCCCCGTCGCAGTCGAGTACGCAACCATCCCCGTCTCAGGTGACGGAAGAGCTGAGCCACGCTCAGCCGTACCTGCGAACACCATCACCATCTGTTTCATCAGATAGTCCATGACGTTCGTGCTTGTCAATACTTCGCCACTGGCGAAGGTGCGAAATCCTGCTCCCATGGTGTGTTGAGTTTAGCCGAGACCAACAGTCGAATCATCAAGCTCGGATGTGTCAAGGATGAATTGGGTGAGGAGTTGTGCTTGGCCGAGGCCGAGTCGAATGCGATGTGAACCTGGGGTGATGTCGTGGGCGAGGTTCTCGATGTACATGGTTTTGGTGACGGTGGTGGGTGCGCCGGTGGTGTAGGTCTTGGTGATTTCTACGAGGTCTCCGATGTCGAGGATGGAGACGGCTTGGGCGTTGGCGGCTGTGAGGCCGTTGAGGATGACGCTCATTTCATTGAAGCGCACGACCGGGTCTTTGTACTTCGCCAACAGGTTCGCAGCCAAGGTGTCGCCTGCTGCTTGGGTGTTGAGCGGGATGTCGCTGAGGCTGAGTGTGTTGACGCCGAACTCGCTGGTGGAGGTGGTGTCGACTGCGGTGGAGACGGCGAAGCCTTGGACGCCGACTTGGACTCGGTTGTAGAGGGTTTCGGCTCCGTAGCCGACGGAAAGTTCTTGGTAGGCGATGACGGTTCCGGCTGGTGTGTCGGAGAACTTGATGTCTGCCGTGTCGAAGGTTGTGGTGATGCGTGGCTGGAAGACTGCTGTCCCGCCACGGTTCACGAAGAATCGTCCGTCCTCAGCCAACACGACTGCGTCGATGGCTGACTTGACGTTGTCGTTGGCGTCGTAGGCGACGGTGCCGACGGTAGCCACACCCGTTGCAATACTGCGGGTCGCTGTCGAGTAGGCGACTTCTGGTCGGTCGAGGATGGCTGAGACTCGTGCGGAGGTGAGTTGGCTGGATGGGTTGAAGGCGGTGAGGTTGGTGCGTCCGAGGGTGGAGAGATCGTCGACGCAGGTGACGATGGCGAAACTGTTGTCCGGCTGCTGATAGTCAATGTCCAAGTCGTTCACACGACCAACGAACAACGGCTCCTGACCTGCCGTGCCTCCGTAGACCTGGACGAAGCGTCGTGGGGCGATACCGTACCCGTCCTGCACGAACGGTGACGCCGTGTTCGCTGGATCAAACGAACGCCCAGAAGCCTTGTCGTCGAGCACGATGGTTGCCTGACCGACACCCATCGTGTCCAACTGTGTTGCACGACCACGACGAATCGACACACTCGTCACATACTCGGTGACGTCAGCGAAGTTCGTTGAACCATCCAACACATCAGGGCCGTTGAGTGTGGACGAGTCCAGAGTGAACGCATCCTGCAACAGCCCGGTGTCCATCAACACCCGATACGTTTGACCCCAAATCGCCGTCGTCGCCATCGGCTACACCATCAAGTTCAGAGGACCGTTGACACGCTCGTAGTCACGCAAATACTGATAAATCTCCTCACCAACCTGCGCACCATTCAACACACCCGACTGCACAATGATGTTGATGTTGTTATCTTTACTGGTGCCGTTGCCGAAACTTGGCATAGTCGGTGACGCACCCATCGCCGGAACCTTAGGAATGTTCACCGTCTTCCCAGCAGCCTCAGCAGCAGAAGCCAACTCACGATACGCCTCCTTTAGATTCTTGATAGCAGTAGCCTCAGCCGTAATCGCATCACTCAAACGCCACGTCGCCTCCTCCTGCTTCTCCTTGGCCGCATTGACCTCATCCAGCAATGTTCGATAGGTGCTTGAATCGGGCAACGCTCCGTTCACAATTTCATTCAATTTCTGTTGAGCCGTAGCCAATGTGTTGGTCGCAGAAACCTGAGAATCGGTCGCATCAAACACCTGCAACTTCGCCTCAGCCAAACGAATCTCCAACTCACGAATCCGCTGCGGAGTCGTCTCCGGATCCTTGCGAGCATCAGCCAACTCCCGCTCAGCGTCAGCCACCGCAAACACCGCCTCCTCCACCGCATACCCGGCACGCTCACGATCACGTTGCGCACGAGACAACGCCCGCTCAGCGTCCTTTGCCTCAGCCGACCCAGCACCATACCCAGCCACCGCCCGATTGAACGCCTCCTGGGCATCTGTCAACTGCTGATTCGCCTGATCCAACGACTTTTGAGCAGAGGCACGGTTGCGTTGAGCAGAGGTCAGTGAACGCTCAGAAGCCTCGGTCTTGTCGAGCTGTTGACGGTATTCCTTCAACTTGTCGCCAGCCGACTTCACCGCACCACCAACCGACTTTGAGATACTTGCCAAATCACCGCTACCCGATGTGCTCTTGATGAGGCTCTGCTCAAGGCGATCCAAACGGTCCTTCACAACGACGGTCGACCCAGTCAACTTCAAGAACGAAGTGTCCGTGTTCAAGACTGCTTGACGTAGCTTGTCAAACTTGCCTGGAAGTCCAGCAGTCGTATCAGCCAACTCTTTCTCAGCGAAGTCCAACGCAATCACGACCGCCGAAGCCTTAGTGAATGCCATTACGTTGCCGGTGACGGCTGAGATGGCCGCAGCTACCAAACCGAGGTTCTGAACCAGGTTGATGGTTTGACCGATTGTTTCCAAGATGGCCAGGGTGACCTTCTCAAAGGTGTTGACTGCTTTCAATCCAAGTTCGCCAAGTGACGCAATCGCAATGATTGACGCCTGCTTGAATCCTTTTTCACCTAACTGTTCGGCGAATACCTGAACCGCTGGCAAGATTTTTTCGTTGATAAAAGTGACAAACCGCAAAAAATACGGAAGCAGGATTTGACCGATTGTTGCTGAGATGTTGTCGAACTGTGCTTTGAGGATTCTTTGCTGGTTTGCGAGACCGTCTGAGGTTCGAGCAAAGTCGCCCTGAGCATCTGCGGTTTGTTGAAAGATGACCTCGGTAGCGGCAAGTACCTTCTGTTGGGCGGTCAATGCCCCGTTGCCGTTGTAGATGCCCATTTCCAATGCAGCGGATTTGAGGGCTGCGTCGTTGAGTAGCACACCGAATCGTCGGATTGGTTCAGACTCGCCACGCAATGCGGCACCAATCGCTTGGATCGCTTCTTCGGGGCTGGCGTTATTGAATGAGGCGAGGTCGGATGCCAGGGTGACGAACTTGGTAGAGAAGTCGGACAGGCTGCTACCCGATAGTCCGGCTGCTTTGCCGAAGATGCCGAATGTGGCAGCAGCGTCGATGGCCTGTTGTTTGGTTTGACCGAGCGCCGTCGCTGCTCCACTGGCGAACAACTCAATCTCTTTGGATGCAACCCCGAAAATTTGTTTGCTTTTTGACAGTGTTTCGTTGAGATCGCTTGCACGTTGAATCGCAACAAATGAGGCTGCGGAGAATGCTCCAACTGCCGCAGCACCGACTGCCGCAATCTTTTGGAAGACATCGAAGCCTTTGCGTAGCCCGCCGAAGAGCTTTTCGGAGAACTCGTCCTGAAGGTCCCGACCTTGCTTTTGCAGTTTCTTGAATGACGCTATGGCGTCGTCGGAGTCGCCAAGAATGCGTACGAGAAATGTGCGTTCACCGGCCATGCCACGGTGATTCTACTCTGACTCAAGTATCGCCTTTTCTAGCGCACCCAAGTCGTCATAAATCAACATCAACGCTTCACGCTTCGTCAATCCCTCATAGCGTGACATGTTCTTGGGACGAGTCCAAAAGTCCTCATCCAAGAACTCGGCTGGTCGTCGCAACGTGCGAGCCACCTTCGAGCGGTCACGAGGGTTCGGTACACGGAACACTCGTGGCGGTTCGGTAATGCAGTTGATTGTCGGATCAAGCATCCGACCGCCCCGATACCGCACCTCAAACGGCATGCCCGCTGCGTGTTGTGGAAGGTAGAAGATTCGTGCCGGGTCTTTGGTGGCTGGGTCGGCTGGGAGTCGAAGCCGGACAACGGTTTCCTGCCAGACGGTATTCCACCATTCGACCGGGACTGGTTCACTGAACGGAATAACCACATGCCAGTGAGGGTTGTCATCGCGGTGTGACCATGTGGTGTATGCGCAATAGGTGATGCCGTCCAGTCGCGCCTGCTCAAATCCTTGGCCGTCAAGGTCGGCGACAAAGGCGTGAACGGCAAGAATGTTTGCGTTGCCTCGACTGGTGCGTGGAATGTAGGTGACCGGCGAATAGAGGTCGCCTTTGGATTTGTCGTCTCGTTCTTTGTGATGGTGCAACAGATCTACGAATTGCATCCAGTCGTTGGCGAACGGTTTTGACCAGCGTGATTGAACGGTCGGGAATCTAACTACAGAGAACATTGGCGGGCCTCCTAGATTCAGGTTAGCGGGTCGGCTGACCCGCTCCAAGTCACTTGAATAGTTCCTGTTTCATGACGGTTCTGATGGCTCGCAGGTACTCGACAGCGATGTTGTTCTTCTCCTTGCGAACGGTCGGCCAGAAGAAATAGCCCGATCTGCCACGATGCCGCAAGAATTGCCTCGTTTCTTTGCGAGCTCCACCACCGAACTCTGCACCGAAGAACACTTGTCCTCTGGTGACTTTGGCTGCTGGTTTCCTGCCACGATTCGGACGGCTCTTGGAAACGAACCCGGAGCTGTGGGCGAGTTTGATGGTCGGTAGACGGTCACTTTGAGCTCGCATACCCTTCATCACCTCAAGTGCCTGCCGTGCTCTGGTTATGGACGCCGCTTCCTTGACCGCTTCGTTGACCAGGAGTTGCGCGACGGCCTTACCGGCCTTGCGCATCTCTTTGTTGAAGTTCGGTTCGATGCGCTGAAGGTCATTGAGGATGTCCGTGAGTCCCTCGACTCGTATGGCAACACCGATGCTTTGTTCGTCGCGAGCACCACTGGGTGTTCTGTCTGAGATGCGGAGTGCTGAAACTAGCGCCACGTCAGCCTCGGTACGGGGTTGGGTTCTGTTTCACCATTTTCCATCTTAGGTAGGCGGACATGGTGAAGAGCATCCGTGGTGATTCTTGAAGTAGTACGGACGGGGCGATGCCCGTCTCACAGGATAAATACGCAATCAGCCAGTGGGCTGATTCCTCTCCAAAGGGACGATCCGGGCGTCATCGCCACCGAGCTCCAATTCTTCAACGGTGAGATTCCAGGCATCGAACTCAAGTGCTGTCTGCTTGTTGCGTTTTTCAGCGTGCCACGCAATCCAGGCAAGATCGGACAGACGTAGTTCTGTGTCCATCTTGGCGACGGATTTGTTGTGCGTGTTCTCGAATGCGATGAAGTCAGCAAACTGGGCGATGACCAGTTTCCTTGTTCCGCCTTCGTAGACGACGGTCATGGGCAGTTTCATTTGTACCTCCGCAGGGTGAAGTTGTTAGAACTAGGCGCCGACGCTCTTGGTGATTGCACCGGAGATTGGGAACGTGACGTCCGCAGTGGCCAACTCGCCCACGGCTCCGTTCACGGGAGTCCACTCGGTCACGAGAACACTGAAGGTGTACGACGGGTTAGCGGAAGAAGCCGCAGCGGTTCCGTTGGGCTTGACAACGCAGGTCACTGCGGTGGAGCCGACCAACGGGAAGAAGATTCCGTCGATGGCGTTGTAATCGTTGTGGATGCTGAACGTCACCGAGTTGTCAATGAGACCAGACACTCGTGTCACGGCAGACGATCCGAAGGCAGTGGTCGCAACTTCTGCAGCTGTGGTCGAGAGTGACACGCTCGCTACGTTCGCCGAGATGTCCGTGCCGTTGAACACGATGTTCGCATCTTTGAGGACCAGCTTTGCCATGACTATTTGTCTCCTGCCTTATCGGCCTTTGAGGATTTCTTGGAGTCTTCGACTGGCGTCAGGATACCTGCGCCAACCAACAACTCTACATTGTCGACGCCCTCGCCGTCCACATGTCCACCCGGCTGAACGCCAGTGACCGGGAACGGTCCAGAGACGAGATACTTCGCCATGGTCTAAGCGTACACCGTGACCTGGAAATCAACGCTCAGATACGTCGTATCGTTCGCATCAAAGTTCAGAATGTTGCGAGCCGAGGTGCAGATTAGGTCTTGCACAATGCCACCCAGCGTTCGGTCCGCTTCAATAGCTCCACGAATTGACTGGTCGCCAGAGTAGGACAGATAGCCGTCCAATTTGTCTTGGGCTGTTCTTTCCGATTGACGAGAAACAACGACCTGAACCGTGAACTGATGTACCACGTTCCCTGAGCCCATCGCCCCGTGGTAGGTGACTTCT